CTGAGGGCATCTGGATTCTCGGCAGACAATAACATCAGTCTTGCACCATTGGGAAAATCTACTCGCAGCTCTGTTTCATTAAAAGCTACGCCTGGTATGACACTTGCATAATATTTAACATAATCCCACGCAATTCTCTTAGCTTGTGTAAAAGTAGGGGCAATAAAAGCAACCCTTGGTCTTGGCAATGGACAGGTCAAACATTCCTTAATTAAATGATTAACTGCAAAAACAGTCTTGCCAAAACGTCTGTGCATGACTAAAACATTCCAGCGTCTTAGGTTGTTGTGCATTTCAGCCTGAGACGCACGAGGTTTATACGGTATGGTTATCTGTGCCATTTCCCTCACAAGGTGTGTGTACTAATACAAAAGTATTACATTCATTACATGATAAATTAGAAATAATTATCTCTACACCATCCATATCTTCATCATCATGGTCACCGCCCCATATCAACTCATGTTCACAATTAGGACACTTCATCGTTACTCCCCATCCAAGCAATGTTAATCTCAGTATCTCCATTCTTCAACTGCATCATGGCTTTTGAAGTATCACCAAACTCCTCTGGATTACACTTAGACTCCAACCATCTACTATGCACACCCATCTCCTTCAAAGCTATTACATCCACCTTAGCCGTACCAACAACAGCCCCAACCAGTAACTTCTCATAGTCACTCCTAAACTCAGAAGAATAACTACTCCTAGCTAACTGATATGCTTCCTTCAAATCCTGATTATCATTCAAATACTTGTAAAAGGTAAACCTACTTATACCCATACCCTTACATATACTCGTAACCGTTATCCCATCCGATATCATCTTCAAGATAATATCTTCCTTCTTAGCTAACTTCCTCTTAGGCATAGTTACTCCTGAGTGTGTGTTGGATAGTATTGATTAACACATATACAGAGTGGTAGCGCAGGTCGGGGTGCATAGGTCTAAAACATACCCCCCTTGGGTCTAGTCTATAGATTGTGTGTGATTTTGTTAGTTCTGTCTGATGAGATTTATTTAAAATGCGACACATAAAAAACCTATAATCTAACCAGAACAACAAAAACCTAATAGCTACCTTATCTTATATATCTATATTAACTATCATAAAAAGTATTGACACACAATATATATAGCTAATTTATATTAATGTAAAAATATTTTATATTAACTGTTGACAATGTAAAACTACTATACTATATACATGTATAATAACTTTACAATGAAAGGAAAAAAGGAAATTAAAAATGACTTATTATTATACAAATTGCAGAACTCAGGTTAGCAAAGAGGTTGACGAAATGGGAGAGATACTTCTTATAAAAGAAACATCCAAAACCATGAAACAAGCTTTTGAAAAAGAGTATAAAAGAGTTGAAAAAAACAAAACTATGCTTAACGATGGTTTTCTTTTCTGGCAAGGAAAAAAACTTCTCGGATTATATATGCTTGGAAACAATAAATGGAAAAAAGCAAAGTTTGAAGAACTTAACTCAGAAACTCTTTCAGGATTTTATCGCACTGTTTTTCCATACCATGATGCTAACGATTTTAGCAAATGGGAAAACTCGTGGAAAGATAACATGGCAAAAGAAGAGTTTACTATGTGGTTTCAAGATGGTCGCAACAGAACCTCTATTTGGGGAAAAATAGAATTACATAAACTTGCAATTCAATATAATTTTAACGCGTATGAAGTTTTAAATTTTGGTGAAACAAAAATGCTAGACGATGACGGAGAAGTTATCGGTGGCGTGGTTCAAGAGATATAAGACAATTAATTTTAAAACAATGAAAGGATTAAAGACAATGAAAAAAGATAGATACCAAATAATTACTGATACAGTTATTGAGCAGATGGAAAGCTTGGGAAGTGACTGGATAAAATCATGGTCAACAAATGCCATGTCAGGACATCATAACATTGTATCTAAAAAAGCATATCAAGGGACTAATACTTTTTTAACAGCTATTAGCTCATATAAAAATGGATTTCAGTCTAACGAGTGGGCAACCTATAAGCAATGGCAATCTAAAGGATATTCAGTAAAAAAAGGTAGCAAGGGAACTGATATAATCTTTTTTGATAAAATCAAAATAGAAGATGCAGAAACAAAAGAAGAAAAATTTATTCCAATATTAAAAGGTTTTTCTATCTTTAACGCTGACCAAATAGACGGTTATCAAACTGAAACACCAGAAATAATTAAACCAACATTCAACCATGAACAAACAGAACGACTCATTGCTAATAGTCAGGCAATAATCAAACATGGTGGAAGTCGTGCGTTTTATACAAGTGAATCTGATTTTATACAAATGCCACATAAAACAGATTTTAAAGATATAGACGGCTCAACAGCTATGGAAAATTATTATTCAACATTACTACATGAATTAACACACTGGACTGGTCACACTTCTAGACTAGACAGAAAACTTGCTAATAAATTTGGTAGCAATGCGTATGCTTTTGAGGAATTAGTTGCGGAGGTTGGCAGTGTGTTTTTAACTGCTATGTTAGGCATTGAGAAAAAACCTCAGCCTAATCATGCCAAATATCTTAATAACTGGTTGGAAGTATTAAAAGAAGATAAACGTGCAATGGTTAAAGCGTTTGGATTAGCACAAAAGGCAAGTGACTATATTTTTGCCTATCAAGATAAGAATCAATTACAAGCCGCAGAATAGCTTTTATAATTAGACAGGTAGTTGCATACTATCTGTCTATATATAAGTGCTAGTCAGTGCTTAAATCGCCACTAATGGCATAGATAAAAAAAAGAGAGGTATAAGGAAAATTAAAGGAGGGTACAAGATATGAAGCAATATATTAATAAGAAATTCTATTTTGATGGAGATTGGCAAACACCAAGCGGTACATACAGAGTCTATTATATAGATTCATTCGGATATCCATCTTGTGAAAAATTTAATGAACACAATAATACTTGGATTGATTATGGAAGTTTCTTTCCGAGTTTCGTTGATAATGCAATTAGTGTTGAATAATATCAGTGCTTAAAACGCCAATGATGGCATAAACAAAAAGAAAGGTAAGACAATGATATACAATGAAGTTACAAAAACAGATTTTCATAACAGTGAAATATTAAGAGATGCTTTTAGCTATCAAGCTATTGAAGAATTGTTTGAATGGTACAATCAATTTGAGGAGATTGAATTTGACCCTATAGCAATGCGTTGTGAATGGTCAGAATATGAAGAAGAAGAGCTATTCAATGACTACGGTTATTTATTAGATGAAGATGAAGAGCAAGACATAGATAACTTACTCAAACTATTACAAAACAAAACAACGGTTATTGAACTTAAAACAACGTATTTAATACAGGCATTTTAGAAAGGTAAGACAATGACAAAGTTTAATATATTTATGTCAATAATAATCATGTTGTTATTTATAGCTTTAATAGATTTTATTATTATCAACTGGTTATTAGGTTGCAATACATGGGACAAGTCTTTGTGGACCGAATACAATAGTTGTTTCAATCCCTTTGATTTATTTTAGAAGAGAAAGAGAGAGAGGGAAAAACAATGAAAAATATAAAATTTGAAAATGATGAAGCAGTTTTAACAGGTATTGCGTTTATTTGGACTGTTGATGATGTTTTGCAAGAGTGTAATTGGCTAACAAAAGAAGAGGCGTTACACGTTTTATATTCAATATATTATAATCACAAACGTTCGATAGGTATAAATTCGGAAGTTATTAGATCCGTAGCAGAACTTGCATATCCAAAAAATGACTAGCTATGAAGACGCAAAAAGAGAATACCTATATTTTGTAAATCAAGATATGGGTATCTCTGCGATAGCCAAGCTTTTAGATATTCCAAGAATACAAATTGATAGCCCATTTAGTGAGAGAGAGGGATTGCTTACAGAGAAATATGTAATTGAGGAAATTAGAAAAATATTAGAGAAAGGCAGCGAATGACTAAAAAACAATTTATAGAATTAAGAGAGAGTATGCAACTTACTCGTATGCAACTAGCAGAGAAACTACAACTCACTCGAATGACTATATTCAATTACGAATATGGCAAGTATCCGATACCCAAATCTGTAGAGTATGCACTACGATATTTATCTTTAGAACTAAAGAAATAAGATTGTACAATCTATATAGATTAGGTCTATATAGATTAGGTCTTTAAGATAATACCTAGATAAATAAGCAACCCAATCGCCTTTTTTACAGGCTCTGGGTTACTTATTTATAGAAAGGATGCGCACAATCTGACTGCAATCTATCATACGCTACAATGAAATTAATAACTATCATATTTTTTGTTGACACGCAACCCCTAGAGAGAGAGGAGCTTTACAAAACTTTCTAGTGTAACAATCGCCACTTCGTTACCCTTATATTTTTTATTAATATCTTTAACATAGAGAGCGCAGCGAATAGGCTGATGGTCAAACTTAAATATCAATACAGGCTTGTTTTTAGCCCTCTCAGCCGCCTTTACTACCTGCTCCCACCATTCCCTGCGGAAAAAACCATTTGCCGATTCTGGACGCTTATATCGCTTACATTCAATAGTGTAATTTTTAATGCCGATAATATCACCTCTATCAGCTTGTCTATATTGTTCAATGTCTCTTTTAATATCTTGAAGAGAGAGGTGCAGTTTTAAATAGTTTGCAACCTCTCTTTCAAATGATGCCCCTTTGTTGCGACTGTTAGGCATGATAAAAATCATCCGCAGTTACCTCACCTTTGCTTGCTATAAATATCTTTATGATAGTTTCTTGCTTTGGTTTGCGTTTGCCTTGAATCAAAAGAGTAATTGCACTTGGGTCTAGCTTGGCTATTTTGGCAAAGTAACGTCTACTAATACCTCTTTTTTCTATGTAATCTTCTAGTTTCATTGTTCCTCTTCCTTGTAATATTCTGCTACCCAATGAATACGTTGTTGACGATTAGAACGTACACTCTTGCGCGTCCTATCATCTACTTTAATCAATCCTTTTTCAATCAAGGGTTTGAATCGTGGTGTGATACTTGCTGGATGTATTGTAACCAACATTCTTTCAATTTCAGACATCGTAGCACCTTGTTCACGAAATTGTGAAACCGCTTCCAAAACAATCTTCTCTAATTTAGTTGGGTCTAGTGATATAGCCGCATCCTTACTTGTTTGGGGGTCACTATTTCTTCTCATTTTGTATGCGTTTTGATTTTCCATGTTCATTGTCCTTTCGATAAAATTTATATTTAAGAAAATAATGAATGTTTGACATTATGTCAATACTGTGGTACTCTCTTAATAACAATGAAAGGAACTAACAATGATTCAAATACCGAAAAGATATTACATTGACCATGAAGATAATGCGACTTATTGCAAACCACCGAAAATTATTAAAGAAACAAAATTGCATTTTTACATTGAAGACAAACTAACAAAAGATTTTGAAGAGTTTGTTTGCAGGGCGGAACATTATGCCGACCCTAGAAATGGATTGGATCATTTTGGTATCGTTACTTCTGCAAGAGCTACAATCAAAGCTTTAGAAAAAAGTAAAAGCTATCAAGTGATGATAGAAAGGTCTGAAAAATATAAAAAATCATTTATTCAGAAAGAAGAAAACAATGACTGAATACAGAAAACCATTTGGCAATCGAGCCATGCACAACTCAGCATCTGGCGGTACACAACCACTCGATGAATATTTTTTGAAACTATACTGTGACTTTCACATGCAATTATCGTTTCCATCTTCAGCTAAAATGACCGCAGGCAACGCAGTACAACGACTCGTTGACTTATCTTTGGGCCTTACCTTTGATAAGAAAGAACCCATAGAGTTCGATGAAGCAAAACAGATTGTAGAGCGTGAGTATAGTTTTTACAAACCTCGCACCTTTGATGATAACAAAGATGCAGAGGAACACCAAGAGATACGACAACACATACACTCAACAGCGGTACAGGCACACAAAGGATTGAAAGAATACTTTGGCAAACAAAAGTTTACAGGCGAGAAGAAAGAGTTTTTTGATGTGGATACTATTGATGTGCCAACGATGTATCTAATTGACTATCGTTCAAATAAAAAAATGATAGATTTAAAAACCAGTTGGTCTATCCGCAATCCCATGAAAAAGGATGGCACTCGAACCTGGCGCATACCTAAACCAGTCAAAGAGCCAAGCACAAGCCAAGTCTGTCAGCAAGCAGTCTACTGGAAGGCAACAGGCTTAACACCAGCTTTGTTATTTTGCACAGCAGATGGGTATGAGATAGCTACACCAGAGACTACCGATAAACTTTCTGAAGAAAGTCTGGAACATCATTACAATGTGGTGAAACAAAGATGGCTGGTCATTCAAAACATAATGAAAAAATCATTTAATTTTGATGAAGCATTGCAGTTTGTATCACCAGATTTAGAACGCATCAAAAGCTATCAAGGAAATGATTTTGTAAAGATAGCAAAAAATATATGGAGAATATAATGGATGAACTACAACAACAAATAGATGTGATGGACATTAAACTATCAAAAATGGCAAAAGAAATGGATGATTTAACTGAAAAGTTACAGGCATTTCTTACACTATTTAATGAAAACAACAGATTAATGAGACAGCAAAATGAAAAAAAGACAGATACCACAACATCTTAAAGAATTGATAAAGGCGGTTGGCATGAGCGAACAAGAAGCTACCTGGGATTGTCATGGTACACCTGTTATATATCACGATGCACTAGAGCGAATATCAAGTCACATTGGTATTCAGTTTGAAAAACCAGAAGTTCATAAGAATAATGTGGAAGAAGGCTTTGTTGCTATGCGTGTCACAGGTACGGACGGAGATAAAACAGAATGGTCGTTTGGTGAGGCAAGTCCTTACAATTCAAAGAATAG